CCGGGCACCCTCGCAAAAGTGCCCAGCAACAACGCGCAACTGCCTTCGGCACCGAAGCCGATCCGCTGTTCTTCAAGGCCCAACGCGGCGAGGCCACCATTGAGGAATGGCAGGCCAAGGTTGATGAGATTCGTAACCGCTATCCCTACCCCGAGGGCTGATCATGAGCACACTTAACGTAACCAACATCGCCGGCCCATCTAACACCGGCACAGCAGCCACCCTCAGCTCCATCAACGGCGGGCCGATCTCTGGCGCCAGGAACCGCATCATCAACGGCGATATGCGGATTAGTCAGAGGTACGGCGGCAATGCGGTTTCTGCTGCAACACTGGCGGATGGTGGATACCTTGTTGATCGTTTTCAGTTCTTGGCAAGCCAATCCGCAAAGTTTTCCGCACAGCAAAACCAAGGCAGCGTTACACCTCCTGCTGGGTTCTCAAACTATCTTGGCCTTACTGTTGCCTCTGCCGTCTCAATCGGCTCATCCGATTATTTTCTTCTGAGACAAGCGATTGAAGGCTTTAACTCTGCTGATCTTGCATGGGGAACAGCGTCTGCTGCAACGGTAACGTTGTCATTCCGGGTTTACTCAAGCCTCACAGGAACATTTGGGGGCGCTCTTAAAAATAGTGCAAACAACCGTTCCTATCCTTTCACATACAGTGTGACAGCGGCAAACACCTGGACGACGATTACCATCACTGTTGCCGGTGACACTTCGGGTACATGGGAAAGGGGAAATAGTGCTGGAATTTATGGGACCTGGGGACTTGGCGTTGGTTCCACATATAGCGGAACTGCTGGCGCATGGGCAGGCGCAGATTACAACTCCGCTACCGGAGCCACCAGTGTCGTCGGCACCTCCGGCGCCACCTTCTACATCACCGGCGTCCAACTTGAAGCCGGCACCGTCGCCACCCCGTTTGAGCGCAGGAGCTACGGGCAGGAGCTGGCGTTGTGTCAGAGGTATTACTACAGAGATGCGGCCAACGATGTACACATTTGGAGCGGCAAAGTTGACAACGGAACCACCTATCACGCGACTACACGCTTCCCGGTCACAATGAGAGCAACGCCCACATGCACTGTTATTAGTGGCGGCGAGTCGTTATTCACAAGCGCTCGAACAGTCCAAAATCAGTCTGTTGACGGAGTGAGATGGACGGCTACTACTCCTAGCGCTGGAACTGGCTATTTCATGACTGGCATCACCGCTGCTATCGAGCTGTAACCCATGACCTACCAACTCACCACCGGCGACACCATCCTCCGCCTCGCGGATAACGCCTTCATCCCGCCCGACCCCGCCAACACCGACTACGCCGCCTATCTGGAGTGGGTCGCTGCTGGCAACATGCCCGAGCCTCCGCCCGTGGTTGAACCTCCCCTGGCCCTGACCACAGAGCAGAAGCTGGAAGCGGCTGGGCTGACTGTGGCGGAACTGAAAGAGCTGTTCGGTCTAGGCTGATGAAAAAGACTCTTAACGGTAAACCAGTAAAATTACCTCCAAAACCCAAACAAACCAGCCAAGGTAAAAGCAAAAACAGTAAGCCTAAGATGGGTAAAAAGGTTTATCGAGGTCAAGGTAAATGAAAATTATTGCTCCCAAGCGTTTAATGGAGAGCGTATTTCCTACCGTCAGAAATGGCGGTATTTTTAATGCCGCTTCTTTAGACCTTCAATTTGCCCGTACAAAAACCCTTGATTCTCGAATTACCTTCACCCGCGCCAGCAGCGGCACCTACGTGGGCAGCGACGGGCTGCTCAAGACCGCGACGACGAACGAGCCACGCTTCGACCACAACCCCACGACCGGCGAAAGCCTGGGGCTGCTGGTGGAGGAGCAGCGCAGCAATGTGTTGTGGCCGTCGCAGTTCACTTCGTTTGGCACGGCGGCAGCAAATAATATCTGGTACGACACGCTTGCCGAGCTTGATACTACTCCAAATTACGCAACGGCACCTGATGGCACAAATACTGCGGCACTCCTTGCAATCAACACTTCGACATCATTCCGGTTTGCAACCAATAGAACTGGAATTGCTACACAGGGAACCTACGCCTACTCGGTCTATTGCAAAGCTGACAGCACCGATACAACGGTTCGTTTATTTATAGCCGGAGAGGCTGGCCTCACAAATACGGTCAGAGCTGATTTTACTTTGTCGGGCAACGGCGCAGCTACTTCCGCTCTAGCCGTAGGAACTGCTACTGCTCCTTCCGCGCCTGCGATTGAGAGGCTTGCAAACGGTTGGTATCGGTGCCTTTTGTTTGCAACGCTAACCAGTCCATCAAACATTACGTGCCTGATTTATCCAGGTACTACAGCTGCGCAAACTACGGCATCACGAGTACAGGTCTGGGGCGCCCAACTAGAAGCCGGCGCCTTCCCCACCAGCTACATCCCCACCACCACCGCCACGGTCACCCGCAGTGCTGACGTGGCCAGCATCACGGGGTCAAACTTCAGCAGCTGGTATCGGCAGGAGGCCTTCACTGCATTTGCCCAGTTTGTGCGTCAACACAGCGCCACAAGTGCAGTATTTTCCGCCAACGATGGGACAGCAGGTAATCGCATTTCTGGCCTTGCCACTGCAAGTTCATACACTGCTGCCCGAAACACTGCATCTGCTGGCACGTTGTTTACGCCGACTTCCGCCAGTGCTCCTGTTGTTGGCGTGAATCGTATCGCTCAGGCATCTTCAGCCTTCGATTATGCACTTTCGCTAAATGCGGGCGCGGTTGCCACCGCTTCGGATTATGCAATGCCTGCAGTGAACAAGCTAGAGATTGGCAGTCAGCTGTCTGGCTCCTTTATGAACAGCACGTTGGCGCGGCTGACGTTCTGGCCCCAGCGCCTTCCCAACAGCACACTCCAGGCGGTGACGCAATGACCCACTACCTTCGCTTTCCCGATTCTGTGACTGGAATGAAGGCCTTGGATGATGCAGGGCTATTGGATGATAATCTTGAATTTATCACCGCTACCCACACCCACGCTCTTGATGTAATTGGCACCATCCCAGAGCTTGACGGTTGGCACGTCAACTACATCGGCGAGCTACCTGAAGGATGGGAGGGGTTTGTGGTTACTCCGGTTGAACCAGTTCGGGTGTTTGCTTAGGACTACAATTAAAACAAAAGTCTTCTAACAAAATGCTCCCAATTTTTAGTACGGCTACGGCCCTAACAGCTACTGGTGTAACTGCTGATGTACCGTCTATTGGTGCAGAAGACTTTGTTATCCAAGTAAACGTATCAAGTATTGGTACAAGTGTTGTCGTTCGTATTGAAGGCACCTTGGACGGCACTAACTATTTCAACTGTGATGCTGGCGGTGACACCACAATTACTGCCAATGGTTCAACTGCGTTTAGCATCCAAAACGTACCTCTTCGAGCTGTTCGAGGTCGTTTGGTAACTATTACTGGCGGTACCCCATCTGTTGAATTTGTGTTTTCTCGTTCTGACTGCTCTAGCTGAGTAAAAACGTAAAAAACTTTAAATTCTATTTGCAGCCCTTGGAGTAATCCTTGGGCTGTTTTTGTTGTTATGTTTTCAAAGAGTTATTTGTTTAGCTATGCCGTTTAAATCTGAAAAGCAGATGCGTTATATGTACTCTCAAGAACCTGCAATTGCTAAGCGGTGGTCTAAGGAGGCTAAAGCGGCAGGTAAACCGCAAATTCAAAAGAGTGGCAAAATGAAAAAAGGTTATAAAACCAAGTAATCGTTATGCCAATCAAACGCGGCGGTAAGACTCGAAGCAACGCTGGTCGGTTTGCTCCTGAAGGTCAAGGAGCTACTCAGCGTGGTCGAGGACTGCGTACTCCTAGTGGCAAGGAGCGGCCTATGCAGACGGCTCGCTTGCCTAGGGCCCCTATGCCAGGCACTGTGACCCCTTCAGGAGCCGCTAGGACCCCTAGTGGTGGTGGTGGTGGCAAAGGAGCTGTATCGCGCTTGTCCGTTCCTCTTGCAATTGCTGCTGAAATTCTGAAGCCTCGTCCTACGGCTAAGGCTGAGCTGACACCTGAGATGAAGAGGCGGTATTACGAAGAGAACAAACGTGATGCTGCTGGTAAGCGTCAAATGGAGATTCGTAATCAGCAGATGAAAGCTGACAAAGGAAACTTTGACGATGCGTTTTCTGCGGCTCGTGAGGCTGGTCGTAAAGACTTTACTTGGCGTGGTCGTAAGTACAACACCAAAATGAAGTGAGTACGGTTATGGCGAAGGGACCCTGCTGGAAAGGCTACGAAATGGTTGGTACCAAAAAGAAGGGTACTAAAACAGTTCCCAATTGCGTACCTAAGAAATGAAAAGTAAATCTGGTTACGGGATGAAGAAACGGGATACCAAAGTTGCTGGTGGTCCTAGCTTTTTGATTGGTCCTGTTGACGACGAACCAAATCTGTCACCTGAGGAAAAGGCAGCTGATCTTAAAAAGCTCAACAACGCCTTGAAAACTACGCCTCGTGGTCAAGAGATCATTAAAAATGCCAGGAAACTTAGAGCCACGTTAAGGGGCGTTTGATTATGGAACCTTCCTTCATCCTGTCCACTTTTCTTGGTCTTGCAAGCCTTGCTGGCGGTACTTTTGCTTGGTCTCACAAACGGCATTCAGAGTTAGACCGTCGTATTGACCAAGTGGAGATGACGATTCACAAAGAGTTTGTTAGAAAGGACGAGCTAATGCCGATGATGGACCGCATTGATCAGCGGATTCAACACATCGACGAGAAACTAGATCGGATCCTTTTAAATGACAGACGTATCTCTTCGTGACGTAGCTAAGTATTACAACAATCAAGAACATCAAAACTTTGCTTTGGACTTTCTGCAGGATCAAATTCCTCCAGGGACCCTTGCAAAGTTTTCTGATTTGTGGCGATCAGGCCCTAAGAACAATATCCCTAGCACTGGCTCCTGGGACGGCGTAGAGCAGCTTGCGAGGGAAGCAGGGGCTAAGTATCCAGAACTAGTAGCGGCTCAGTGGGCTTTGGAAAGCAACTGGGGAAAGCACGTATCGGGCACTCATAACTATTTTGGTCTAAAAGGAAGTGGTACAACTACCACCACTACGGAGTATGTAAATGGAGTACCTATTTCTATTAGGGACGGGTTTCTTAATTTCTCTTCTCTTAAAGAGTGCGTTACGTACCTCGTTGAGCGGTGGTACAAAAACTACAAAAGTTATAAAGGTGTCAACAACGCCTCCAGTGCAACAGAAGCAGCGAAACAACTAAGTAAACAGGGGTACGCAACAGATCCAAATTATGTAAACAAACTTGTATCTTTAATCAAAAACAACGATAAACCTGAGGTACAACAAACGGGAAAGTTGCTGAAGGTACCTTACGAGTACCAAAACGACAACAAGAGTGGTACTGGGTATCGCGAGTGTTTCTCTAGTAGTTGTGCGATGGTGGCTGAGTTTTACGGCAAGGTAAAAACTGACGATGAATATAACGCTATCCGTCAGCGGTACGGTGATTCAACTGATGTTCAGGCACAGCTTAAAACCCTCAAGCACCTAGGACTTGATGCAAGCTTCACTCAGAGAGGCACCCAGGAGCTTCTACAAGGCGAGTTAGACGCTGGTAGGCCCGTAGTAGCTGGATGGCTCCACAAGGGCCCTGTAGGCGATCCTGGTGGCTCTGGGCACTATTCTGTGGTGATTGGGTACACAGAAGGAGCTTGGATTCAAAACGATCCAAACGGTGAGGCTGATATGGTCAACGGTGGTTATATCAACCACACAGGTGGAAAAGGTGTGGCTTATTCCAAAAAGAACTGGAACAAAAGGTGGTTAGTAGAAGGCCCAGGATCTGGCTGGGCTATTTTGATTAAGAAACCTGGGTAAATGTTATGGACTTTTCTGATCCTCAAGTTCAAGCTGCTTTGTGGCTTGCAGCGTTTGCAGCTTCTGAAATCATTGGTGTGTCTAAGTTGAAGCAAAACAGCCTCGTACAATTGGGGTTGAAACTATTTCGTGTTGCTTATGGCAGCCTCGCCAAAAAAGTCTCTAAATAAGACTGAAGGACTTGCTTCAGATGATGATCTGTTTAGTCTTCACCGTTTGGTGGCCACTAAATTGATTGATCAGCTGAATCGTGAAGATGTAAAAGCTTCGGACCTTGCAAACGCTATTAAGTTTCTGAAAGACCAAGGTATTACTGCTCTTAACGGTGGTGATGTCTCTGCTATTTCTGAAATGATTTCTGCGCTTCCAGATGTCGATATCAAGAAGGTTCGCAGTTATATTGGTGCTTAGGAACTAAAACTTCCTATATGTACCAAGCAAAGCCCCCGGTATGGTGACTAGATCGCCTGCTGGGGGTTTTGTCTATTTAAGCCCTGACGATGTTATGGCTAACCTTCAAGCGTTGCAGCGTAAAGAAGCCGTTCGTCAATGGAGACAGTCAATCAAAGAAGCGTTTAGCAACCGGTGTGCTTACTGCGGTGAGCATCACGAAGAACTCACTCTTGACCACGTCCAACCCAAGACCCGTGGAGGTCAAGACGTATCAACAAACGTAGTTCCAGCCTGTCAGCGTTGTAACCACAACAAAGGCTCAGAGCACTGGATGATGTGGTATCAGCGCAAACCTTACTACTGTGAGGAGCGTAAGCAGACCATCCTCCAATGGATCAATTCGACGAGATTTACCAATCCTTACCCAATAGCGGTGTAGATCTACCACCCTGGCCAAAAGTAGAGCTGACGCTTGAACAGCAGTTTCGTGTGGCTGCTATTGAGCGTGACCTACCTACCGTAAGCAAAGAAACCCTTCAAGACCTTTTGATTGCTTACGTAAAGATGAACCTGTTGCTGCAGAATAACTTGAGCCAAGTTTTTAAGTGGGCTCATAGCAATGGCACGGCAAAGCAAACAGACTGAACAGATTATTCAGGAAGCGGTAGAAAGTTTTCCAATCTTTGCTACTCACCTTTGGCACTATCTACGGCTTCCTAGCCCAACACCGGTCCAATACCAAGTAGCTGACTTTCTACAAAGCGGTCCTAGCCGTCGCATCATCATGGCTTACCGAGGCTGTGGTAAGTCGTTTTTGACAGCTGGTTACGTACTTTGGAGACTTCGTAGGGATCCAAACTGTAAGGTCTTGGTGATCTCTGCAGCTCAAGACCGTGCTGATGCGTTCTCCGTGTTTTGCCATGACCTGTTACGCAACTGGTTTATGGTCAAAGACCTTTTCCCTAGCGACACGCAACGGTTTAGTAAGGTTGCTTTTGACGTTTACGGCGCAAAACCAGACCAGTCTCCTTCGGTACGTTCCAGCGGTATCTTTGGTCAAATTACTGGCTCCCGTGCTGACCTCATCGTTGCTGACGACGTTGAAACACCCCAGTCCTGTGAAACTCAACTGATTCGAGACAAGCTCCGGGAATCTATTAAAGAGTTTGACTCTGTGATCAAGCCTGGTGGTGAGATCGTGTTTCTTGGTACGCCTCACACCCAAGACAGTGTTTACGCAAAGCTTGAGGTCTCCGGTTACAACGTAAGGATCTGGCCTGCTCTGTACCCAACCGGTAAAAAGCTCAAAAGCTATTACGGTGACCGTCTAGCACCCAAGATTCAAGCCGATCTAGAAGCTGATAAAGGCCTCGCTGGACACCCTGTAGACCCTGAACGTTTTGACTGGGCTGAACTGGAAGCTCGTCAGCTTTCTATCGGTCGCTCAACGTTCAACCTGCAGTTCTTGCTGGACATCAGCCTGAGTGATGAGGAACGGTTCCCTCTTAAGCTCAGAGACCTTTGTGTGTTCCGTTTAAACCGTGAAAACGGCCCTAATAAGGTTGTGTGGCTAGCGAACGGAGATAAAGCCCTTGACCTACCTTCAGTCGGTCTTCATGGTGATCTGTTTTACAAACCGGCCCAAATAGGGGATGAATTTCTTGAATACACCGGGGTTGTCATGGCCGTTGACCCTTCTGGACGCGGCAGTGACGAGCTTGGTTACGCAGTAGTGGCTTACTTGAACGGTAATTTGTTCCTCCTTTCCAGTGGCGGCCTTAGGGGTGGTTACAGCGAACCGAACCTCAAAAAGCTGGCCCTCATCGCTAAAGAGTTCAAGGTCAAGCAAATACTTGTTGAAAGTAACCTCGGCCTTGGTATGTTCTCCGAGCTTCTTAAGCGATACCTCGGAACGATTTACCCCTGCACTGTTGAAGAGGTCCGACACACAAAGCAAAAGGAACTCCGCATTATCGACACCCTTGAGCCTGTCCTTAACCAACACCGACTCATGGTTGACACTGACGTAATCACTAACGACATTGCCTCCACAGAGTGCTACCCAGGCGAAGTCAGAAGCCAATATCAACTGTTTTTCCAGCTGACAAGAATTACCAAAGAGAAAAACAGCATCAGGCATGACGACCGCTTAGACGCCTTAGCAATGGCTGTTCAGTATTTTACTGAGTCGATGGCTGTCACAGAACAAAAAGCTATCGCTGCTAGGGAAGCAGAACAGTGGGAACTGGAACGAAAGTTTGTCCAAGGTGACGGTGGTCTTTCTATTGATGCCCTTGGATACGCCAGATCCCTTGAAGACCTACAGAAAGCCCTCTACGCCACCTCAGGAGCCTCTAATTGGCTAGAGGACCTCTAGGAGGCCCTAGAAGGCTCTAAAAGGCCCTTTGGCTACCCTGACACCTAAAACGGCTTAGAGGGGCCTTAGAGGGGCTTCTAGGGGCCTCTCAGAGGGGTTTACGGTAAAAGCCCCTCTAGGTGTTACGCAAAGAGACCCCCCTTTAAGAGATACGCTCTTGACAGCCGTGGTTAGACTCCTTTTAAAGGTATTTAAAGAGGTACTTAAAGAGTCTTCTTTAAAAGAGGTCTTTAGCTGTTACCTCTTTAAGACCTCTTTCTTAAAGACCTTTTAAAGAGACCCATTTAAGACCAGTTAGACAGCCCTTAAACAGCTGCTTAAAGCCCTAAGCTGCTTAAGCCAGTTACAAGAGGCTTTAACGATGGACAGGGTAAAGCTGATCACAGTCACACCTGATGCAGAAGACCTAGTGGTCTATATGGCTAGGGTCAGTAACCCCAGTAATCAAAGTAATAACCAAGGATCAGAAAAACTTATTAAATACTTGATCAACCATAAGCATTGGTCACCCTTTGAAATGGTTCATATGGTCCTGGAAATAAACACCACTAGATCTATTTCTGCTCAAATACTTCGACATAGATCCTTCAGCTTTCAAGAATTTAGTCAGAGATACGCAGATACAGAAGCTATCGGTTATGCCAAAGCTCCTCACCTCAGAAGACAAGACCTAACCAACAGGCAGAACAGTATTGATGATCTAGATACAGCTAAAACTCAGATCTATTACAGGCGTATTGGTCAACTGTTTGAAGAGGCTCAAGATCTGTACCGAGAAATGGTCAGTAGTGGTGTAGCTAAAGAGTGTGCTCGTGAAGTTCTTCCCCTAGCTACTCCAACCAGGATGTACATGGCTGGTTCAATCAGAAGCTGGATTCACTACATTGATCTACGGTCTCAAAATGGGACTCAACTAGAACACTTGCAACTAGCTAACGAAGCTAAACAAATCTTTTGTAAAGAGTTGCCTACTATTGGTAAAGCTCTTGACTGGTTATGACAAAGCGTAACTACCGTAAGGAATACGACAATTACCACTCCAAACCAGAACAAAGAGAAAACAGATCAAGCCGTAACAAAGCTCGACGTAAAGCTGTAAAAGCTGGTTACAACGTTGCTGGAAAAGACGTAGATCATAAAGACGGTAACCCCCGTAATAACAGCCATAAAAACCTTCAAGTAGTCAGTAAGAGCTACAACAGGTCGAAGAAGTAGTCAGAAAGCTGCTGGAGAGGCTCCTGGAGGGCTCTTAGAGGGTTTTAAAGGGGGGTCCTAAAGGGGCTCCTTTTTTTATTTGAGGGGGTGAAAGGGTTTTACTTCGGATTTTTGAGCCCTAGTTAACGTTCTGGCCCCACCGCTGGACCCCCTTGGGGGCCTTTAAAGGGCCTATAAACATATGCCGATGCCGTTATAGGGCGGCATAACGATGGCAATTGATAAGGCAATTAGAGGGTTTTAAGGGGATTGATAAGTTTGGCTAATCACATGTACACACGCGCGCTTGGCCACATCTAGGTGCCCTCTGAGAGCCCTTTGAGAGCCCTCTGAGAGCCCTC